CAACTGATGGTACTCTACAGTTAAACTGTTCACAGAATAGTCATGGAGTTAAAATTAAATCTCCAGCTCATAGTGCTGGTCAAAGCTATACATTAACCTTACCTACTACTTCTCCAGCATCTAATAAAATAATGCAAACAGATGGCTCTGGTAATTTAAGTTTTGTTGATGCTCCTAGTGGAGGATTACAATTAGTTACTTCTTTTACTCCTGGTAGTGAGGGAAGCACTATTGTTGTAGATAATTGTTTTACTTCTACTTACGATAGATATGTAGTTTATTGTGAAAGATTAAGAAATGGTAATGACGGAGCAAGATTAGAAGTTTATTTAAGAACAGGTGGAAGTTCTGGCTCTGATAGTGGTAATTTAGGAGGTGCTTATTTAGGTTATAGATATAATAACCAATACATGAGTGGCTCATATACTAATTCAGCTAATGCCATTATAGCTAGTAGTGTAAAAAATGATTATTATTACAATCTTATGATGCACTTTATTCAACCTCACGATAGTGCCTTTGCTACAAGTATTTTAGGTCAAAGTGTTTATAGAGAGAGTCCTAATGATGAATATGGATTTTTAAATTTTGGATATCAACCTGATAATACAGTTTCTCATACTGGATTTGCAATAACACTTAGTGCAGGAAATTTTAATCAAACTAATTCAACAATAAAAGTTTACGGAATAGTGGATAGTTAATATGGCACAGAAAAAAATAATACATGATGTTGCAACAGGAGAAACTACTGTTGTTGATTATACAGCAGAAGAACAAGCTATTTATGATGATTACAATTCAACAGAAAAAGTAACATTAAGAAAACTAGAACAAATAAGAGTGATACGAAATGAAAAACTTTCTGAAACAGATTATTTGGCTATGTCAGATAATACTATGTCTGATGAAATGAAAACTTACAGACAAAGTATGAGAGATATACCACAAGATTATACAACGGAAGATGAGTATGATTTATTACTTGCTAGAGATGAGCAAGGTAACTTAACACATACAGTATGGAGTAAACCATGAGTTTAATTAAAGTAAAATCAACTTCTATTGATGGGTCTTTAGGAATTACTATGGCTGACCATTGGTATAAAAATAGTAATTCTACAGGAAACCAAAATCCAATTACTGGTTGGGCAAGAATGGCAAACACAGCTCAAGGTGGTATTAATGCTGGTATGACAGAAAGTAGTGGAACTTTTACTTTTCCATCTACCGGTGTTTATTTAGTAAAATTTAATTTTAATTTTCATGTAACCACTGGAACAGAAAGATTTGCACAAGCTTTTATTAGAGGTACTGATGATGGATTTTCTTCAACTGATACAGCTATCTGTCAAGCAACTGATGGAGCAGATAACTTTTCTGGTAATTCAGATATTGATGGTGGTGGAAATGAAATGAATACTTTGTATGATGTGCAAAATACATCAAATAATAAAATTAGATTTTCAATGGAATTTCAAGGTGGAAGCAATACAACTTTAATCGGTGACTCATCAGGTGGTCAAGGTAGGACTACTGTTATGTTTATTAGGTTAGGTGACACATGATTAATCCTAAATGTGATTGCGGAAAAGACGAGTGCGATTGTCAGTAGATGCAAAACTTTATAGCTTTAGTGCTTCTAACATTGTTAGTTGTTGCTTCCAAACCTGTTTTTTCAGATACGAACTCACAAACAAATCAATCTGGTAGTAACACAAATATTACAGGTGGCTACACAACAACAAACAACAACACATATCAATCTGGATCATCTAATGACACGACTTCTACAACTACTAATAACACTACAAACACTACAAGTAATAAGTCTACTGTACCACCTCCTAGTGCCAATTCACCATCATACAGTTCCATGTCGCAAGATGTTTGTAGCATGGGCGTTAGTGGTAGTATTTCTACTAGCTTGGTTGGTGTTAGTGGGGGTAAACATTTTGTCGATCTAAATTGTGAACGTATAAAATTAGCCAAAGTCACAAAGGATTTTGGCATGTCCGTAGCAGCTGTATCAATATTGTGCCAGGATGAAAGAGTGTTTAGGGCCATGATGATTTCTAATACACCTTGCCCAGCACCAGGTGGTTTATTAGGTGACAAAGCCATAGAGTTTTGGGAAACCTATCCAGAATTAAGACCAGATTATGAATATTATATTACACAAAAAGATTACATTGATAAAATCAACGCTGATAAAGTTTGCACTAATTGTGATGTGCAACCTTTTAATATCAACATACACGATAGGTGAAACATTAACTACAGGTAACTTATTACCAAACGCAAACGATGGTGTAGATTGGGGATCTTCTCAAACTGACATGATTAATGATGGTGGTAGTGGCTTTGTTTCTAACGGATCTGTTGTAAATGGATTTACAATAACATGTCCTACATCACAAGCAAACTGTGGTTATAAATATAATGTTGGTGGTGATTTTGAAGTTACAGGTACAGCGACTGTAAGTGTTGATGATATATCATTAACTAGCAATTCTATAACACAACAAATGCTAGATAATGGAATAACATTAAACAGCAAAATAGATGTTGCTAATTGTGAAAGTGTACAAGGAAATTGTGAAAACAAAACAGGTGATGATGATTCACATACAACAACTGTAGATTTAAAAGATGATACTGGAAATATTTTAAGTACAGTATCACAAACAAGAACAACTATAACTGGATTTCAAGGTAATTGTAATGGTTATCCTGGAGTAAGTGGTGATGGCAGATCTATAGGATGTGGCCAATACACAGATACAATAATTTATAATGATATTGGCAGTAACAAAGTAGACTGGTCCTGGAGTGGTACAGACAGTCACGGATCTACATCCAGTAGAGGTGGTCCAAATCTTTTAGGTGCATCTTTAAATATGACGTATTCTAATACTGAATACAATCCAATAGATAATAATATTGAAGAAGAAATAAACAATATAATTGTTGAGTATGAAGAACTACCACCAATAACAGAACTACCAATATTTGAAGATATAACCTGGGAAGATAATTTTATTTTTACTGATGAAATTATTGAAAATGATTTTACAATTATATCAGTTGACGATTTTGAAGAGCTTGAAACTTTTGAAGATTTTGAAGAACTAGAGATAGCTGAAGAATTTGAAACTATCTTTGAAGAAGAATTTTCAGATGAAGAAATGGAAATTTTAGAAGAGGAGTTTGCAGATGAATTTGATGAACTTACTGATGAAACCATGGATGATGTTGTTGAAGATGAGCCAACTGAAATGGTTGAAACAGAAACCAAAGAAGAGAGTTTTACGGAAAGTAAAAATGAAGAAAAAGAAATAGCAGAAGCTAAAGAAGAAGAAGAAGAAATAAAAGGAGAAAACAATGAAACCATTGCAGAAGAAAAAACCGAAACCAAGAAAACCAAAGGGTTACTAGAAGAAGAAAAAGAAATAGAAGTTACAAAAACAGATGACAAAAAAATAAGTATAGATCTTATTGATAATGTTTCTGTTGAGGTAAAAGAAATTTCTTTGTTTGATGATGGCAGTAAATTATCTGCTTATGATAATACAGATTTTTATCAGCCAGAAAATATTTATACAAATGTAGATAATACTTTGTTTATACAAGCAGATCTATCTATCTACAACAAAGGTATATATCTTAATATAGGTTTAGATAATTATATATCTACTGATCCTGTTGGTCAGCATGAGAAAAAAATATACGACCTTAAAGTACAAAAACTATCAATAATGATAGAATTACAAAAACTAAAGGATTTATTATGATACAAAAACTAACTAACTATGCATCTATTATAGGTGTTATTGGTGCAATAGGTGGTGGATTTTACGCCTGGGGTGAGTTTAATACTAGACTTGATGCAATAGAAAACAAAGAGTTTGTTGTTAATGAAACTGTAGACCTTGCTCCAATAAATGAAAAGATTTCAGATCTAGAAGTAGAAATATTAGATCGTATGTCTGCACTAGAAGATGAGTGGATGGCAAGAGATAATGATTCTAATGATGATATATTAAATGATATTGCTGGTTTAAAATCAGATGTTGAAGATTTATTTGAAAAAGCATCTAAAGCTGATAGCCAACTACAACTAAATATTGTCGAATTATCTGATAAAACTTTTAAAGAATTTGGTAAAATAAGAGATATGATTAATGAGCTTAACAAACTTATTGCGATTGCACAAAAAACATCTGAATTAAATAAAATATTAATTGATGAAATAAAAGCAGAAGCAAGTAACCCACTTGGATAATGATTAAAGTTTTTATGGCTATAATTATAACCTCTATGCCTGGTTGGGAATCAGTTAGATACCAAGGTTTTTTATATCCAGATTTACAAACTTGTGAAACATCAACTGAATTGTATGTACAAGAATATAAAAATTATGCACAAAGTAAAGGTAACACAGATGCATATTTTGAATCTATTTGTTTTGAAATAAGCTCGTACCCTATTGCAAAATATAACAATTTAAAGTTAGGAATATAATGTCAGATTGGGAAAAAGATGTTGCTGAACTTAAGACAGATATAAAATATTTGCGTGAGGACATACAGATTATGCAAAAACAAATAAGAGATTTAAATGTTTCTGCAAATACAGGCATGGGTTTTTTTAAAGGTATAGTAATAATAGGATCTATATTAGCTGCTATTTATACCTGGTTAAAAATTGTAGATTAGTTTTGTCTTATTTTGGAAACCTACAAAAAATAAAAGTAGGATTAGCAAATGAATACATAGCTGCTGCATGGCTGACTAAAGAAAATTATACAGTTTACTGGAAAACACAAGACAATGATGTCATTGACCTGGTGGCTGTACATAGAATAACAGGTAAAGTTTTAAAGATAGATGTGAAAACTGCATCTATACGCAAAACTTGGAAACCTGGTACAGTAATAGGTAGAAATTTATCTAAATATCAAAAACAGTTAGGAGTAAAAATTTTATATGTTTTTAAAAATGGAAATTGCAAGTTTAAACCAGATAAAAGAAATGATAAAAAGACATGAGGGGTACAGGTTAGAGCCATATCGATGTACAATGAACAAACTCACTGGAGGATATGGCCATGTTATTTTGCCTGGTGAAGAAGTACCAACAACAAAAGATGGTTGGGAAAAAATATTTGACAAAGATTTTGATAACGCTGTAGAGGGTGCTGCACGAATATGTGATGGCATGAGTATGCCTGATAAAAAATTTGGCGTATGGGTTTCTATGGTGTTTCAGCTTGGAGAAAATGGCACATCCAAATTTAAAAAAGCCATTAGTGCTGCCAAGGAAAATAATTGGGATGAATGTGCAGATCAATTATTAGATTCCAGGTGGCATCAACAAACCCCACATCGTTGTGAGGAACTTGCGAATATCATTCGAGAGGAGAACTAAAATGGATAAAATAAAATATATATGGAATGGATTAACTAAAAGAGGAAAAATTTTAGCTAGTTCATTAATTATAATATTAGTATTAATAATAATTAGTTATTTATAATGTGGCAGTTATTAGCAAAACCACTTTTAAGTGTAGCATCTGATAGCGTAAAAGCTTTTGCAAAAAACAAAGCAGCAAAAAACGAACTTAAATTAGAAGAAATAAAAGCATCTAAAAAAAGAATGGAGGACATTGCTGCTGGTAAAATCGCTTGGGAGCAATCAGCTGTAGACCAAATGCAAAACAGCTGGAAAGATGAATTTTGGACTCTTATCTTTGGAGCAATTTTGGCAGGATGCTTTCTGCCCTGGACACAAGATTATGTTGCAAAAGGTTTTATATTTTTAGATGAGCATACACCACAATGGTTTAGCACATGTTTAATAATTTGTATCAGTGCAAGTTTTGGAATTAAAACAGCTAAAGGAGCTATAGGTATCTTTGGCAAAAAGAAGTAAAAAAATTAAAATAAATGTACCTGGTCTTTGGTTTTTTTCTAAATCAAGAATTGAACAAGAAGAATATAAATTAAAAAATAAAGTTTCCTCCTGTATCAATCACACAGATCATCCGGTATTCTCAAAAGACTACATGAGGACATGGATGTGTGGAAAGTGTTTTTTTAGCAAGTAAGTCTAAATAAACAAGCTCATAGAAGCTCACCAGCGACTTTGTAGCAAGTACGCTGTGTGATTGTACCCCCCTAATTTTTATAAAATTTACCTATTTTGTTACTTGCAGCTGTAAGTGACTTTACGTCTTTCCAGTTGTTTCCTCTTTCATAAAGCACTGTCATATGCTTTGAGCTATGATCTAGATGCGCCAGACTTGTGTTATCAAGGTCTAAATACTTTCTAAATTTAGCACCTAAACTTCTAAAATCATGTGTGCTTATGTTTCCATTCCATCCAGATTGTTTAAATAAATCTTTTATGTTTTGTAATATAATATGATACCAGGAATAATTACCATTAGCAGCTGGTAAAAATAAATCTCTTGGGTTGTGCCATTCTTTTATTTCTTGCAGCCAATCTAAAAATATTTTTGTGTATTCTTCTGATACAAACACAACATTAGCAAAACCTTTATTAGCAAAATCTGTTTCATAAACTCTTGGCAAGTATTCAACAACATTTGTTTTTACATCAATACTTTTATCAATAACAAAACCATTTATTTTTGTACTAAAATCATTTTTTTCTATTGGTATTATTCTACTTATTCTTTGATTTGTTTCTAACAATGTTCGTAAAGTTACAAAATAAAAATTATTTTTTTGTAATTTTGCACAATCTAATACTTTGTTAATTAGATCTATTGTTTCTTTTGGATTATCTGTTTTTAAAATATCTGGTACTTTTTTTATTCTTCTTTTGTATGCAGAATTAAATTCATTACGACTAACTTTTTTAGTTATGTACATTTGTACACCCATATTTTCTTGTGCAGCAACATTTAATATTGATCCTAGTTTAGACCAGCTGCTTTTGTTTTGTCTTAATGATAAAGTTGTTAAAAATTTTTTTTCCAGGGATGTAAGAAACTCTACTGATATGTTTTTTACAGGATAATCTTTTAACATAACTCCATTGTGTTTTATTTTTTTTATAATATCCCAGGCAAACCTACTGTCACGCAAAGTGTTTTCTTTAATAATGTTTTTATCTCTCTTTGCAATTTGTATATTATCTTCTATTTGTGCAGCATCACTTAATACTGCATTGATTACTGTATAAATATTTGTATTTATTTTATTTATACACCTAACTCTTTTTTCATCAGCTTCTTGTTTTGTTTGTGCATATATTCTTTCAACAATTTTTTT